CTCACCCTTGCGCAGGTCTGCATCGACCTCTTCAAGCCAACCGCGGTCGGTCATCATCGTGACGACCTTCTTGGCGGCTGCGCCATGCAGCCCGTCGGGCAGCGGCATGGCCAGGTTGCCTGGGCGTTTCGCGGCCCGGTTGAGGATAAGGCTCTGGGTATCGGTGAGTTTGGGCATCTTGTCCTCCGGTCGTAAGGGACAGCGCGTCGCGCGCTGCCTTCTACCAGATGGAGCCCGCAGTTGGGCGGGCGGGACCTCAGAGGGGCTCACACAAACAACCAACTTGGTGCCCGCGGCCGGACTCGAACCGGCACGGCCATACGGCCTGGAGATTTTAAGTCTCCTGTGTCTACCATTTCACCACGCGGGCACGTGGTAGGCCCGGCAGGACTCGAACCTGCAACCAAAGCGTTATGAGCGCTCTGCTCTAACCAATTGAGCTACAGGCCCGCCATCGCGTTGTTGCGGAAACGCATTTGAAAGGCAACCGGGATGAACGTCATTCTGCGCGATCTGGACCAGACTCGTTTGCATTTCGAAGCGGCCATCCACCGGGTCGGCGAACAGGCTGCCACACGCGCCTTCAACCGGGCGCTCAACAGCGAGGGAGACAAGGTCCGCACGCACGTGCACCGTGCCCTGCGCAAACAGACCGGCGCAAAAGCCGCGCTGATCAACCGCGAGACGCGCACGATCCGGTCAACCTTTGCAAACCTTACCTACACGATCGAGGCGCGTGGGGATTACCTCGGTCTGTCGCATTTCAGCCCACGGCAGTTCGGCTACGGGGTTCGTGCCAAACCCTGGGGACGGTGGCAACGGTTCAAGAGCGCGTTCCTCGTCGGCTCTCTCGGCAACAACGCCTTTGTGCGTCAGAGCAAGGCCAGGTTTCCGATCAAGAAGATGTTCGGCCCGGCGATCCCAAAGGAGATGGTACAGGATGCAGCACGCGCGGCATTCGAGGCCGCGCAGCCAAACGTGCTGGCAGAGGCCACACGCCAATTGAAAATGCTGCTGGAGGCGCCGAACTGACGCTTTGTGGGGATCAGCCGACCAGCATGTCAGGGGTCACGCACACTTCATAGTCTGTATGCCACACGGTCCCGTCGGGACAACCTAATGGTCCCTGCTCGTCGTAGGGGCACAGCCCATTGGCATGTGCCGTAGTCGCAGCAAAGACCACAGCAATCGAAATCAAGGCTTTTGCCCATAAAACCAAGTGTGTCATCAGAACCTCCATCAGCGTGGCTGATAGGATGCTAGCCCTATGGGACAGTCTGTCGACCAATCAACACGTCATATGCGCGATGGTGCCCATCATGTAATCCCGGCTATAGCGGAGCGTCTGTACGCGCGGATCACTAGCCGACCTGCGCATGACTGTGTCGTAATCGGTCAGGCAGATGATCTGGGCACCGTTGTGAACGATGTCGAAATTGCGGCCCTGCAGAAACGCCTCATGAAACGCATCCGCAAGGTGTTCAGAGGGAAAGTTGAGGATCGTGGTTGTGCCGCCGGCTGTGTTTTGCAGCCCGTAGCAAACCACCTTTTCGCGCTCGAACGTGAAATTGGCGAACTCAAGCGCGCTTTCTACAAACTCTGTCATCCAAGACCCCTCATCTGTGATGACCAAGCCTGAGACCACATTGCCGTCAGACCAAGGGCGCAATGCTCATGTTAAGCGCACCGTCTGCTGAACCGCTTAATTTTCGGGCAATATAACACCGTTGGAGCCAATCAATGCGCAACACCTTCTCAATCAGCCTCGATCACGGGCAGACGCCCGAGGGTCTGAGGGCGACCGTCGCCTCCACGCCCCACCCCTTGGGTCCCTTCCAGGGGTTTGATCTCATGCGGGGCCGCCGCCTCGCGGAATTTGCGCGTTTTTTATTTTTTGAAAAATCCATTTCGCTTCGTTTCAAACGGGGTCCGATGACGGGTTTTCAATGGCTTAGGTCTCAAATTGGCGAAATGCCCCCCACTGGTTTCGCCAATTGAAACTGCGATCTTGTTCGGTTCAGAGCGGGTCTGACCGAATGTTTTCAATGGCTTAGGAGTCGATTTGACGAACAGTCGGCGCTGCAAAACAGCGTGTTTTTTGCATCGAATACCCGCGTGATGCGTCGCAGGACTGGCGCATCACTACCCCAGATTGATTAACCTAACTCCGGCCCCGTTTCGGTTCGCCGGCCCAGTTTTCGCACCCAAAGAGCAGGTCTCAGATGACAGCTGATGCAGAACACACCGCCCGGGCCTGGCCCGCGGCGCAGGTCGAAATGTGGCAGGTCGCCGATCTCGTGCCCTATGCCCGCAATGCCCGGCAGCACCCGGCGGACCAGATCGACCAGATTGCGGCGTCCATGCAGCGGTTCGGGTTCACCATCCCGATGCTGGTGGCGGAGGATGGCACGATCATCGCGGGTCACGGGCGACTGATGGCGGCGGCACAGCTGGGCCTCGCTGAAGTGCCGGTTATGGTGGCCCGTGGCTGGACGGAGGAAGACCGACGGCTCTACACGCTGGCGGACAACCGGTTAGCCGAGATCGCCGAGTGGGACCCGGAGATGCTCCGTCTGGAGATCGAGGACCTGCGATCAGAGTTTGGGATCGAGGATTTCGGGATGATCGGGTTCAGCGCGGACGACCTGGCAGAGATGCTGCCGGACGCCCTGGTGGAGACCACAGGCGGCTTGACCGATCCGGACGATGTGCCGGAGCTGCCAGAAACTCCTGTGACACGGCCGGGTGAAGTGTGGATCCTTGGCGCGCACCGGCTGCTCTGCGGCGACAGCACCGTGGCGACCGATGTCGAAAAGGTTCTGGGGCCTGTCAAACCTCTGCTCATGTGCACCGATCCGCCCTATGGCGTGGACTACGATCCGGCCTGGCGGAATACCGCAGGCGCGGCCAAAACCAAGCGGACGGGCAAAGTGCTGAATGACGACCGGGCCGATTGGCGCGAGGCCTGGGCGCTCTTTCCCGGCGATGTGGGTTATGTTTGGCACGGCGCCTTGCACGCCGCGACCGTGGCCGAAAGCCTTGAGGCCTGCGGATTTGCCATCCGCTCCCAGATCATCTGGGCCAAGGAGCGGCTTGTTCTGAGCCGCGGTGATTACCACTGGCAGCACGAGCCGTGCTGGTACGCGGTCCGCACCTCCGGCAAGGGTCATTGGTCGGGGGATCGCAAGCAGACCACCCTGTGGCACATCTCCAGCAAGGATCAGGATGCCAGCACCATCCACGGCACCCAGAAGCCTGTGGCCTGTATGCGTCGCCCCATCGAGAACAACTCGAGCCCGGGTCAGGCCGTCTACGAGCCGTTCATGGGATCAGGCACCACGCTGATCGCTGCCGAGATGACCGGGCGGGTGTGTTACGGGATCGAATTGAACCCGGCCTATGTCGATGTTGCCATCACACGTTGGCAGGATTTCACCGGAGAGGTGGCCGTGTTGGAAAGCACCGGACAGACGTTTGGCACACGGTCTGGCGCGAAGGGCGCCACCGATGAGGACACGGACGCCGAAGCCGACCCCGGGTAAGATGATGATAGAGAGGTTGGACACAATGCCGACAAAAAAGGGGCCAGCACGAAGCTGGCCCAGTGAGGTGCGATGTCAGCGCAGGCAAGCGCTGACTGAGGCAGGTTTCAGACAAGGCAGTGATGTCTGAGACACCACCAAAACAATCCGACGACTTCCAGGTTTCAACCGGCAAAACACAACATGTAGTGATCACCCTGCAATCCTCCTCATAATGCGGCAATTATATCGCATTTACCCCAAAGTGGCAGAAACGAATGATTTTAACGACCTTCTTTCGCTTCATTCTGCGACTTCGATTGTTTTGGAAAAGCTTCAAATAGAGCACTGATATGCTGGCGAATCCTGTGGATACCCCCTGCAAAACGATCAATGATGAGTGCCGAAACAGCCTTTGACGGCATCCCCTTCTCCGCGTCTGCCCGGCCCCTCCGGGCTTGCGGCAGTAGCAGCGGCGCGATCTGCGTGGCGCAACGCAACAGCGAGGAGAGACCCATGCTTGGTATCACTGGTACAAATCTCAGCCTGCACATCATTGAATTCCCGTCCGGTCGCTTTGGCTATGTCGGGTCCGTGCCCACAGACCTCTGCGACCAGGTCCCCGCAGACCGCGCTGCCATCCTTGGGCAGCGGGCGTTCAGCGACCCGAAAACCAACCAAAGCATGATGTGGAAAGCCCCCAGCTTCGCAACGCTCGAGGATGCAATCGCCCACGCGAAGGATCGTGGTCACAGCCCCATGTGGAAGAACGAGCCGCAGTGATCTGCCCGTCCTTCCCACCGACAGCCCGGCTCGTCCGGGCTTGCGGGGGTAGAAGGCCGCGCCGTCGCGGGGTCAGCATACCGGAGGGCACCGACGTGACCACCAACACACCGAACACCGTAACTATCAAAGGTGACACCTACGAGACCGTGACCACACACGCGCTGCAGATCGGCGACGTGATCCGCGCCGAGGGCGCCCTGCTCGAGCCGCGCACCCGCAACGAGGGGCCTGACAGGGTCAACAACAACGCATCCGGCAACGTTGTCTGGCTGCGCGGATACACGATCAGTGATGAGTTCGGCGCCATCCCCAAAAGCTGGCTGACCCGGGACGAGGACGGCGAAGGATACTGGCTCGTGCAGGGCAATGGCCGGGCAACATGGCTGCGGTTGGTGCCGCAGACCGCTCGCCCGTGACAGGCGCCATGATCGATCACACCCTTGGAAAGGCTGACATGACCATGACACCCAAGCATCCGCACATCACCGTTCCGCTCACCGGCGAGGATGGCAACGCCTTTGCCGTCCTCGGGCGCTGCCGCAAGGCCGCCCGCGAAGCCGGGTTGCGCGACAGCGAGATCAACGCCTTCGTCACCGAGGCCACCGCAGGCGATTACGACCACCTGCTGCAAACCGCCCTGCGCTGGTTCGATGTGCTCTGATCGAACAATCACCCGCCAAGATCAGCAATCTTATGAGGCTGAATTCTCTACACTATCGGGTTCGACAGAGCGAACATGATGGTCCTTCGCCGGAAACGGCTCCCAAACCCGGAGGACTTGACATGACCCTGACACCTGAAGCCCTCGCCCCGATCGCAGCGCAGATGCGCATGCCGCCTGAAGCTTTGATCGCTCTGCCCACCGCCGTCGAGGTCTTCGCCAAGAAAGCGGACATGCCGATCACGAAGATGCTTGCCGAACTCACGGTGAACACCCCCCTGCGGGACTACCTCGCAGAGATTTGCATCGAAACCTACACGGCCGCCTGACCCTTGGCGTGCGTCAACAGCCCGGACCTCCGGGCTCGCGGCGGTAGAAGGCCCGCGATGGACGCGGCGCACGAACAGGAGACACCGACATGCAAGTCACCATTCGCTTTGCAAACCCGCGCACCGCACACGACAGCGTCGAGCGTGCCCTTGGCAGCATCCTTCTGGAGACCGAAGCCAAGACCGCAAACCGCTTGATCGGAGGCTTTTACTTCGACACCGAACGCGACCCACAGGACATCTTTGACGACTTCATGGCTGATGGGTTCGAGAAAGAGGACTTCGCCAGCATCGAGTTTGCATGGTCCTGATCGCGCCACGCGGAGTTCATCAACGGGAGAAGGCCATGACCAACACGATCGACACGCTCGCCGCCAACATGCCAGACACGATCACTGCAGAGGGCAAAACCTTCTATCGGACAAAGTATACAGGCACGTCCCTGCCCGCCTGCCCATTTGGCCCGGGGCACACCACGCATGAATACTGGATCGGAACTGACGACGATAGCCTGCGCCTTTACGCCATTAGCCCCACTCAATTCTGGATCGATTAGTCCCGCTGTGATGACGCCCCCTGCCCGGCTGGTCCGGGCTTGCGGCGGTAGAAGGCGCGCATGGCGCGCGCCATGATCACTGGGAGACACCCAAATGACCAACCGCACCATTCTGCCCAGCCAGAACACGGCCTACGGGTTTTACGGCACTGTCACGACCTGCCCGCTGCGCGACTGCACCAGCGCTACATTCTGGACGTTGGCCAGCACCCTGATCGCCGAGGCGGTCAACGCCCAAGGCGAGGCCGAGATGATCGGCGTCCGCGATTTCCTCGACAGTAAGATGGGACGGCACTTCGCCGATGAGGTCATCGACACCCTGCGCTCTGGCGAGACCAACACCACGGCCGCCCTCGAGACCACGATCGACATCTGGCAGCGCCGCGGCATCTCGGCCCAGACCGAGGCCAGCCACGGCATCCCCGAAGGACTGCCCCATCTCGATGGCTGGGTCACGCATTACGCCATTCTGGCTGAAACCGACCTCTGACGCTGGCGCCCGCTCTGGAACTGGCCGCAGCCCTGCATGCGGGGCGCGGCCCTGCAGGAAGGGCTGCGGCTGTCTTGTGATCTCGCTCCCTGTTGGAGGCTATGACCCATGTCCACATCCCGCCCCCGAGGCCAGACTATCACCGTCTCGCAAGCGGCCGCCCTGCTGGGGCGCTCCGATCGCTGGGTACGGGGTCTGGTCAAGGCAGGGTATATCGAACGTGCCAATCGCGGCGAATACACCTTGGTCGCGGTCATCCGCGGGGCGCTGGCCTATTACGAAGACCAGATCACCAAGAACAACAAGGCGGCAGCCGCTACACGCGCTTCGGAGGCGCGCACCCGCGAGATCGAATTGCGCATTCAGGAACGCAGTCGCGAGTTGATCGCCATGGAGGATGCCCGGGCAGTCATTGGCGAAATGGCCGCTCTTGTCCGGGCCGAACTTGCCGGTCTTGCAGCGCGCTATACACGGGACATGGAGGCGCGACGGGTGCTTGAAGAGGTGATTGATGACGCCCTCGAGCGCATTGCAGGCGGAGCGGAAAAAGCTGGCGCAGCTTTGGGCGCTGATCGCAGCGATCTGGAGGCCGAGCGAGAAGCGTGACCCGGCCGATTGGGCGGCGGTCCACCGGATTTACCCTGAGACGGCGGGTATTCCCGGCCCCCGGGATCCCGGTCTGACACCTTACATGATCCCTTGGTCCTCGGCGGTGCATCGGGGCGGCTACCGCCGGGCGGTGGCGGTGACCTCGGCGCAGTCGGGCAAGACCGACAGCATGCTGGACATCATCGGCGCACGGCTCGACCAGCGCCCGGCGCCGATCCTCTATGTGGGTCCAACAAAGGAGTTTCTGACCGACCAGTTCGAGCCGCGGCTGATGGCACTTCTGGATGAGGCCGACACACTGGCCAACAAGGTGGTGCGCGGCCGCCGAATGAAGAAGACGCTCAAACACGTGGCTGGCGTACGCCTGCGCCTCGCCCATGCTGGCTCGTCCACGGCGCTGAAGTCGGATCCAGCCGCGCTGGCACTGATCGACGAATACGATGAGATGATGGCCAGTGTAAAAGGCCAAGGGGATGTGCTGGGTCTGGTAGAGGCCCGCGGCGAGACGTACGCGGATTTTGTCACCGCGATCACCAGCACACCGGCGCGGGGCCTCGTGGAAATCGAACCGGATGATGCCAGCGGTCTGGAGTTCTGGGCACGGTCCAGCCCGGAGGACCTGGAAAGCCCGATCTGGAAGCTCTGGCAGGAGGGCACGCGGCACCATTGGGCCTGGCCCTGCCGGTCCTGCGCGGACTACTTCATCCCGCGCTTCAAGCAGCTGCGCTGGCCGAAGACGGCCAGTCCCGCGCAGGCCAAGCAGGCCGCAACGCTGGAATGCCCGCGCTGCGGCGCGCAGCACGTGGAGACCGACAAGGTCTGGATGAATGCCCGGGGCGCGATGGTCGCACCGGGGCAGCAGGTGACGCTCAAGGACGACGCGGCGCATGTCACGGGCGCGCCGGCTGACAGCTCGACGCTGTCGATGTGGACATCGGGGCTCTGCTCGCCTTTTGTGACTTGGGGCCAGCGCGCGGAAACCTATCTGACGGCGCTGCAGTCGGGCGATCACGACCGCATCCAGACCGCGATGAATGCGGGTTTTGGCGAATGCTACGCCATGACGGCCTCGGGCGATGTGCCGGACTGGCAAGAAATCATGGAACGCCGCCAGCCCTACCGGTCGGGCGATGTCCCCGCGGGCGGGTTGCGCCTCGTGATGGGCGTGGACGTTCAGAAGTTTAGTCTGGTCTATGTGATCCGGGCCTTCGGGGCGCGGGGCACGTCCTGGCTGATCGAAAATGGCCATCTTTACGGGCCCACGGAAGATGACGATGTCTGGTCGGCGCTAGCGGATCTGATGCTGACGCCGGTGGGCGGGATGCAGATCGAGAAGGTGTTTATTGACTCCGGGTTCCGGCCGGACAAGCCGGAGCTTGGAAATGAGCACAAGGTCTATCATTACAGTTGCAATTTTGATTTGATGTGGCACTGCCTTGCTACGGCTTGATGGGCGCGTCTCCAGACTGACCACGCGATGATGTCGGAGGGTTCGATCTGGC